TATTTTACAAGGCAATCAACCTGATAAATTGCCGAAACTATCAACACAACCATCAGGATATACAATAAAATGAACGACATTAAAGAACGTATCAAAGCACACGAAGGTTATAGGTTAGAACCATATCATTGCACAGAGGGTCACTTAACTGGCGGATGGGGTCATAAGATACTAGATGGTGAAGATGTACCCACTACGCAAGAAGGTTGGTCAGAGCTATTTGACAAAGATTACGACAAAGCACACGAAGGTGCAAAGACATTAGTTTACGAACACCTAACTGGTACAGGGTTCTCAGAATTAGAGGACAAGAAAAAAGAAACGATAGAAGGCGTACTGACTGAGATGTGCTTTCAACTTGGACAAGGCGGAGTACGTAAATTTAAAAAGATGTTCTCTGCAATGGGAAAAAAAGATTTCAAAGAAGCTGCGTCACAGATGCGTGATAGCCTTTGGTACAAACAAACACCTGCTCGGTGCATAGAGCTTAGTCATATCATACAAAATTTATAAGGATATATATGTTACAAATGTTAATTAAACCACTCTTAGGAGTGGCAAGTGATGCTATTGGTGGCTACGTACAAACTCGCAAAGCAAAAGCAGAACAAAAATTAACTGCGATCAAAGCAGAAACAGAGATAAAGAAAAAACAGATTGCAGGAGAAATAGATTGGGATGTAGAAGCTATCAAAGGTAGCAGAGACTCGTGGAAAGACGAGTACCTCACTATATTATTTTCAATTCCTCTCTTACTTTGTTTTTTACCGTTTACTGTAGAGTATGTTGAAAGAGGTTTTGCAGCTTTAGCCATGACACCTGACTGGTATAAATATACATTAGGAGTGATTGTATCAGCGTCATTTGGTATAAGGGGAGCAACTAAGTTCTTTGGTAAAAAATGATCTGGGTCATATCAGCAATGCTGTGGTATCAAGATATAGACAAACCAATATACACAGACTATTTATTAAAAACATTTGACACAAGACAAGAATGTTTAGACTTTGTTTTTTGGAACAAGGTCGAGATGATTATGGAACTTGCCGAAGAAAAAGGCACATACGAAGGTCAATCACTAAAGACCTGGGCGTTTTACTGTGAAAACAGACAACTAGAGGAAGTATGAAAATAAGTGAAAACACATCTATCGCAATGCCAATGCGTAATCTTATCAGCATTATTGGTGCTTGTATTGTGGGGGCTTGGTTTGGGTTTGGAGTCATTGAACGACTTAATATTATAGAAACTGAGTTGCAGCTAATGCAGCAGGACTTACTTGAGGCAAGTACACAAAAGCCAATAGACCAAGAGCAGTTTATGTTGTTGGAGTTCTTATCTAAAGAACAAGATAAGTTGAAAGAAAAGGTAGAAGCTGAAGTACCAAACATAAAAAAGAATGATATGACAATTCAGTTTCACGAAGAACGAATAATAGATTTAGAGGAAAAGAACGGATATGATTGAAATAGTATTCGCTATGATGATGATACAGAACGGTGATAAGGTATTGGAGTATGTACCCACTGGTGGTATGGCTGATTGCCTCGAACAAAAAAGGATTGTATCACGACAGATTGGTGAAGAACAAGATGGTATCACCGTACAGTGTAAGCAAGTAAAAGCAGAGTTAGAAAACGATATGGGTCGTTTGCGTATTACAAAAATCCTCGATTAGTATTTCATAAACTGTTTTAACATAGCCACTGGGTCAATATCATCATCATCCATAACCTTATTATACATTCGGTAAACATATTCTTTATTCATACCAGATAACGCACAAACAATCTCGTAATCATCTTGTTGTCTCTCAAACCACAAACGAGCATCAAGACATTGGTAAAACTTTTTCAAACGTGATTGTGATAGTAAGTAACCATCTTTATCGGTTACCCTAAATTTGTATTTGTGTTTGCGTTCTGGTGCTTCATATATTATCACATCATTAAAATCTATTCGTGCATCATGGATCGCTTGGACTATGACTGAAACCCACAAAAGGCTTTCAGCAGTTAGACTCTCGGTGTGGCTGAAAAAGTCTGATACATCTGATTTCACTAAATAGACTGTCTTTTATTTGCTGATATAGTTTGCCACAACTGACAAATAAGTTTGTTGTGATCCATTTTATACTCATACTTGAGATATTGTTCTTCTGCGATACGTAGATTATCCAAATGAGTTTTGTATTCTTCATTAGCTAGTGCCTCTGTCTCTCTTGCAGCAACAGACATATTACTACTGATTTTAGACATCAGTTCTGCTTTTATTGTTTTGCTAAATCTATCGAGATCGTGGTAGGCAGCTTTGGCTTCCGCTAAAGCATCCTCATTTTGTATCATCCAGTCAAGAGCTTCTTGTACTTGCTTTTCCGTTATCATAAGGCTCAATTACACTTCCTGCACATTCGTATCTATCTTTACCATCTAAGACATATATCGGTGCTTGGGGTTCTTTTGCAAACCAACGAGCTATTTCAAAAGGATTGAATTTGTGTCTCTGTTGGTACATAACCTCAATATATTGTGCTTCACGTTTATTCGCAAGCCTTTTGTTCTCTTTCTGTTCTTCTTCATGTTTTGGTTTAAGTTCCAAAGGTTCTATACTATCTGTGATACTATGATGAAATGTGAGTAGTTCCTGATATGGAACTCGATACAATTTGACCTTTGGATTTTTTGACAGGGGGGTTAAGGGATATTTACTCGCAAATTGTTTTGTACAGACTAAGTAATCATCCCATAGCTTAGTTCCGTTCTTTCTACGATAATCGCAATAAACGTGAACTGTGTTTGTATTGTTAAAGAGATAAGACCCCAACCCCACACACCATTCGCCATTAAGCCATTGAGGGTACTTGAGGTGGAAGTCTTTTGGTTTCATCCTAAACCTTTATCTCTGTACTGATCCATTTCGTCTTGTGGTTCAAACTCACTAAGACGTTTTGACAAGTCTTTAAACTTTTCAGCATCTCTTACAATCTTTAAGAGATCCTCAATTTCTTTTTCTTGCCAAGTTTTATTATTGTCCGTTGTATTCATATTACCTCCTTTTTTATTTTTCTGGTTTGATTGAATGATCTATTGTTTTTTGCAATCTATCAAAATTATCTCCTAATCTTTTTGCATCTTCCATCAAAAAAGAAAGAGAAGATTTTATACGATCAATTCGAGCCATAAGTTCTAGATAGTTGAGATTGGTTTTCATATTATCACTCATACTTACTCCTATCAAAATTGATCTTTAAACGGTTCATCATTACCTCCCAGTTTTTTTCTACGATAAGCTAATGCTCTATCGCAGTATTCTTCTACATCCTGAATGGTCTTACAAACTGCTGGTGCAGCCCTAGTCCATATACCAGTCTCCATCATATCAGATCCTCTATCAGCATGACTGAGATTTTGTGGCACTGGTTCTACAATCGGTTCATTTCGACCATTATTGTTTGTATTAGTATTGGTGTTGCCACCTTCATTTTTTTTTGTCTCTGTAACAAGACTTATATTGTTCGCTTCGTAGTAAACTCTACCGCTACTGCTAGTTTTTTGAGTTGCAGCTAAAATTTGAACAATATCGTCTTTTTCATACTCACATTTAGGTAAATATACTCTGTAATTAGAGCCATCTTTACCACTTAGATAAATATGAAAATTATCTTTTTCTGTTTTTGGGAGATACTTTTGCGTTATCATCCCCACTATGTTTTCACCCATGCAGTTTCCCTCCTTAGAGTGTTTTGGTGGGATCATAATTTTTACTCATCTTCCAGTATGTCAATAATGAATTGAACATAACAAGATGCTTCAAGTGACTCTCCATATCCCACACATAAGGGAGAATCACTGAAGGGTTTTTCCTATCAATAAAGATAGAAACTCTTGTGGGTTTACCAATGTATAATAGCTCTGCATAGGCTGAGAGCTGCATACCATGATTATCAAAGACCAATTTACTTGCGTCTTTACCCTCAATATTATCTTTTGTTTTAAAATCAACTACGATTGATTTTGAGTGCAAGTCTATTGCACCACCATAACCTTTTTCTTTGCTAGTGTATGATTGTTCAGAGACCCATTCCTGATTAGGAAAAGACTTATCCAGAAGTTCTCTAAGGTGTGTATAAACCTCACTATCTTTCTTACCTGCAAAACCCATATTAATATCTGCGTGTATGTTTGTACCTTGTTCGGCAGCTTTCTCGGCTTGTTCTTTCGAGTCCTGTCTTACACGATATAAAAACTCTTCATCAGTTTCATCAACTTTTCTCGGCAAGGTTAATGCTGCGTGTATGCCTTGATTTACTTGCCAGTTTACTAAAGCAGGTTTAGCAGCAACATCTAAAATTGTAGTAACACTTGGAACTAAATTTAACTTACGAGCATCCTTTAAATTAGTATTTCTGATTTTGCCGTTCTTGCCAACGATTGTGTACTTGGGTTTACCATCAATCGTGTACCAATGTCCTGACTCACTTGTAATCATAAATACCTCATTATATTATCTTGTATACAAGTTATTGTCATTACAACAACCATCTGGTATACAGATAATTATAATATAATGATATTCGTAAAATCGTGTCAACAGAAAAAAAACTAGCAGAAATACAAGGTTTACTCACAACTGTGGGTAAAAAGAAAGCTCTCAAATATGTACTGGGTAGAAAACATTGGACTACAAAGCATATATCAACAATGAAACGCAGACTTTCTAAAGATGCGTTTAGCAAGTGGTACAAGGAATACTTGAAAGAAATTGATAAATAAAAGCGACAAACGAACCATTGAATATCGAGGTGGCACAAGGGGAGCTGTCCGAGCTTATGACATTAAAGAAAGCGAAATATCGTATTTAGGTGCTAAAAAAATATTGAACATGGAACAAGTAGAGGTGGCAGATAGGTACAGAAAACTATTTGAACAATCCACACTCTCAGCTTCTGGGGATAACATAGCCATGATTAAATATGGTGTGAGGATAGATGGATCAACCGTGCCAAAAGGCGATCCAAGATTAGATGCAGTACAAAAACTAAATTATGTTCATAGAGTTGTCGGTGAAAATTACACAAGCGTCTTACAAAAGATAGTTGGTGAGGGTTTTACATTAAAACAATACAGTCAAATACGAGCTATTTCACCACGCAAAGCATCACGATTTTTAAAAGAGGCATTACACTTTGCAGCTTCACCATTGGGTCTTGCAAAAACACGACACACTATTCGTGCCTAAAAAGAAAAAGATAGATTATTCATTACTACCTCTTGCTAAGAAAAAAACAATCAGATCACCAAAACATCTAAACTTTGTAAGATCATTACCTTGTTCAGTCTGTAAAACAGATTACGAAGTACACGCACACCATCTTACCCATGCAGAGCCAAGCGGTATGAGTAAAAAGACAAACGATAATTGGGTAGTGCCTTTATGTGGCGATCATCATTACGAGCTGCATTACAAAGGCGAAAGATCATTTTGGAAAAAGCACAAACTAGAACCTAAGATTTATGCTGCATTGTTATGGTATGAACAAAGTGAATAGGTAGTCTGGGTTAATTAGAAGCTCAATGAGCTATAACGCATATAATATTTTGAAACATTATCTCGTATGCGTAATGGCTCGACTCCCTTTTCTAAATTTGAATCTATTGATCTAGCGGTATTCCAATTAAATTGGTCTTTAGATATTTTAGATTTCATTTCATTTAGTCGTTTTATTCTTTCAGGAATATTAGATAGCATATTTTCATATTCCTCAATTGCCTTATCTATTTTTGCAATTTTATGATTAATTGCCATTTTGATAAGCCAATTCTTGTCTTTGTCTATATGTTTAGGCTCGACAACTTCCCATTCATAACGAGGTTTAGCTCGTTTAGTATTAGACATATTATCAACCATATTTTTAACTTTGATATACCATCTATTTCTGTATTTACGATAACCATAGATGTAGTGCTTTTCTATATGCCCTACTCCATAATCCTTAAATAACCAAAATATTTCAGGTTTACCAAAAGTCTTAAAGTCTTGTTTAAAAAGTTCATTCATAACTTTTATCCTTTCAAAAAAGACTACCTAATTCACAATGTTCAATAGCTAGAAACAAGTCGTTTTTTGTCTCTATATGACTATTATATCATACCCACTTTTCGTTTTTGGCTGTTTTGAGCCATTTTTGGGTGTTTTGGAGTAAAAAGTGTTGAAAAACTGCGAAAAAGAAAATTAAAAAAACGCTTTTTTCGATTTTTGTCTGAATGAGTGTTCAATCAAAAAGAAGCCCTCCAACCTTCGTCAGAGGGCATGAGGTAAATAACCCAAAAGGGTAGTGTTTATATAGCAAATCATAACAAATATTTCAACACATGACCATAAAATTAGTAGTAGATAATAAAGCAGGTGACTGTAAATTATGTCGAAAAGGTGTCTATCGAGGCAAAGATATGATGATTGACCCCTTTAGACCTTACAGTTTTTACCATAAAAAGTGCTTTATTGACATTTTAAAGAAACATCCGCTTTCTTTGCATTATTCCGAGTAGGTGTATTGCTTGTATGCAGGTTTTAGTTTAAAAAGTTCATAATGGGTGAAGTGAAAAAGTACAAAATACCCTTTAAAACTGACGAAGATGTTAGCTCAGATAATTTCTTAGACAATGCCGACCACTCACGACTTACTAAAATCCTGTATGAAGCTGAAGACCTTAGTGAATATGGCAAACTTGGCTACAAACTAGCATCTGCAATGTCATCTTTAATTTTAGCTCAGAAATACTTACAAATAGTTACAAACGAAGTCATGGAGGAAATACCTCTCATAGATTATATAGATGAAACAATCCACTAAAAAAATTAGTCTTGATGGTCAAAAAATCTCAGTAAATTGTATTGATTGGGATATAAAACTATCAAAACCAGACTTTAAATCTGACTCACTTTGTGAAGAATATGGATTGTTTGAAAAAAGAAGAAATTTAATTAGTGTCCAAGCAGATACAGACCCAATAACAGAGTTCAACACAGTTTTACATGAAATAATACATGGCTGCGTTTGGTTAGGCACTCTCAATGCTAGTGGTCAACCATTGGACACCGATGAAAAAGAAGAATTAGTTGTAAATACACTTACAAACTATTTAGTTGGTGTTTTTAAGCAAAATAAATGGTTCAGAGATTATATGATCCAATGTTTTGACACTCTTGAGAGCAAAAAATAACTTCTATACCTTTTTTATTGTAATCATATCGCCACAAAAGATTATCAATTTTGTTCTTCAGTTTGATTTTCTTCTTGCAGCTTGAGCAAGTTAAGTTTCTGATTCGCTCCTTCAATGGTGTATTTGTCATTTTGTAACAAATCTTTTATTTGCACCAATAAGTCAATATCTTTTTGTCTGTAATGCCTTCTAGTATTGATCCTGGTTACATTCAGCAAATCAAACTTAGTTTCCCAAAACCTTAAAACATACGGTTTTTCGCCTAATTGTTCGCAAACTTCATTTATATTGTAAAATATTTTGTTCATAATCCGCTTTCCCTTATCTTTTGTAAATCTATTTGAGATTTAATTATTAATTCTTTAATCTGATAAATCGTTTTAACAGCTTGTTTTTCAGTATTATTGCTCTCAAAATGACTTATTTTCTCTTTAATTTCATTAATTAACTCTTTCATTGTAAGACCCCTCAATCCGAAAGTTATTAATACCTAATGGTTTATTAAAATCTATTTTATTTGCAATCGTAACCATTATTGAAGCTAGCCAGTACATCTCTTTTCTAAATGTTAAAATGATGTTTCGGTGTCGTTCACTTACAATCGACATTGTTGGCTCTTTAAAATCAACAACATTATCCTCTTTTGGTCGTATTTCTATCATTAATCCTCTCTTTCTATGTTAAAGTGATTTATAATTGCTTCGCTATTTAATCTCAAGACATCAATTTCATTGGAACACCAATCGGCATTGATATGATTTACTTGAAAGTAAACCACAAACAACAAAGCACACATTGAAACAAAACTAAATAATTTACTCATAACTGTTGTTTTTAACATTGCTTACATAATCTTCATACATATCTGAAACACTTGAAACCAATTCAACATAAGTTTTCATATTTATATAACCCCCTCTATAATTGCTTGTATGTTCAATTATTTTTAGCATATATGGACTAAAATAAACCTTTTTGATATCATTATTCATTTAAGCTCTTGTCTCAATATTATAGTCTAAAACATCTTCTTTGAATTGTTCGGCTTTATATTCACCGTTTGCAATTTCCTCAAGATATTTGAATGCTTCTTGATCTGATCCAATAAAGGCTTCAATCATATCTTTAGTAACTTTCATATTTACCCCCTTAATAGTAAAATGGTGTTAAAAATAAAGCCAAAAACCACAAACTAAAATATAATGCAGCTATTGGCGGAACATACTTTGATAATAAATTAAGTATCTTTTCTAGTGTTTGCATACCTACCCCCTTTTTTTAACATTTTAAGTACTAACAGATACATCCTATATTTAAGATATATTTCTCTCATAGTTTCCACTCCACAACAAGCAGAATGGAAATTATGACAACAATTAATAATATATCAATAACCACGACTTACTAACTCATTAACAAAGTCTTTATCTTCATCGTTCATATTGTCATATTCTTCCAATAGTTCTTCCAAACTACCTTCATAACCTTCATACGGTGTAGTATAAAAAGAATATAATTTTCCTTTATCATCAACCATAGCAACTTGATATTCTGAATTGGTTAAAAAGACAAAACCAGAATTCATATTAAAACCAACTTTTATTCCTTCATCGTCAAAATCCGAAGGCAAGCCATTCTTAATAGCTGTTAAAAGTTTGCCTGCTTCGTCAAGTTCTCTGAAACCAAACTTGCTAAAGTCTTCTGTATAAACATCATTCATATTTATTTACCTCTTTCTGTTTGATACATACTTAATTGTCTGTATCTCATTCCCCCAGACATCTGAGGGAATAAGCTAAAGACTTTAAACACTATCGGACAATAAGAACACTTCAAATTCTATATCACCATAAAAAGCATATTTTTCATTAAATTCATTACTAACATACTCTAATACATAAAGTATAAGAATATCATCTTTATTAGATAGAGCTTCATCATAATTATAAAATGAAGTATATCCGTCGTAACTTTTTGTACGATCTTTTAAATAAGATAAAAAACTATCATCTTTAATTAAAACCTGGTTAAGCTGCACAACTTGCTGACTATCAATTTCACAGTCGATAACATCAGTTGAAAAATTGTAGTATTTAGGTGAATTCAACTTTATATTTTTAAAGTCGGTTTCAATTTTATATTCACTCAAAATAAAACTTGATAACTTATTTGCGTAGTCATCAATATATGAATTAAAAGTTTCTTTATAGTTTACTTGATCCCATTCATATTCATATGCTTCTATCATGTGATCAATATTGCTTTCATGATTGGAATTGTAAAACCCACCAAACGCAATATTTGTCTTTATATTTGTGTTAATCATATTTACCTCTCTTTTAATTAATAACTAAGTTTAATCTTATTCGTTTATTAAAGTAAAGTATTAATTAACAAATAACTTTAATTATTTTATTGGTGTTCTCTCTTTGTTCTGATATGGTGTGATATTTGTACTTTTGCACTCACAAAAATAAAAACCATAAAAACAAATTATTTAAGTATTATAGTACTATAAATCATATCAAATGTTGCAATTATGCAACACCAATCATATTATTTTACATAATGTACATTATACGAATAAGAATTATGGGGGGTTTTGATGAAGGGTACACCGTCACGCACACAGCAGGGGTCTGTGTCAATGTCATATCTCATCCAATCAGATAATCAAAATAAGGGGGGTTTTATTTACAAATCCTTATGAATAAATTATAGCTAAAAGGCATAATATGACTACAGAACTGACATTACGATTTCAAGCTGCACCTGCGGTGCTTTTCTTGCAAACCCAACTGCCTGCGAGAATGGTCGTGGATTTAAACAAATACCTCGACTCTAAGCATAAAAAGGGCGGTGAGAGCTTCGCTGATAAGCTGGTGGGTCAGATAAGTCATGGTGAACAGCTTAAAATGGATCAAGAAGATCCTTTGGTACAACCATTCGTACAGACTGTTGCAAATATGTCACAATCGTACCTAGAACAATTCTCAAAGATGATAGGGGTCAAACCCTTAAAAAGGCTACCAGGAGTTCACAGCTTATGGTCAGTACACTCATACGAGAGGGATTATAACCCAGTTCACGATCATGGGGTTGATACAATAATGGGTATATCCTTTACCACATGGACAAAGATACCCAAACAAATAGCCGATGGCGAGGAATACAAGGCATCAGCTTTATATAACTCAAGCGGAGTAGCGGATGGATATTTACAATTCCACTTCGGTCAGACAGGGATAAGGGGTTTAGAAGAGCTTAGACCACCTTTTTCAAAGACTGTAAAACCTGAAGTTGGCAAATTGTATATGTTTCCGTCTTGGTGTCAGCACTGCGTGTACCCATTTGAGGGTAAAGGCGAAAGACGCACTGTTGCTGGAAACCTCAATATGTTTCCTCATGCGAACAGTTGAAGAAGATATTAAATCATGGGCGATAGATCATGTTGAAAAGCATGGGGATAAATTTCCTATCTGTCCATACGCAAAAAGGGCACGACTTGAAAACCAAGTCAAAATCGTCATTGTAGACAAATGTGATGAGTTTTTGGAACGTGTTTGTGAAGAAGCAGGGGGTTTGTTTCAAAATCGCTTAAAATTGATTATTCTGGCGTGTTCTGAGATGGAGATAACCCCAGATACCTTAAACGACTATACCCATGCTCTAAACCACGTTTATGTGCCTTTAAACACCTATCTAATGGCATCGTACCCTGAAGATGAACAAGAAGAGTTCATGGAGGGTGATTGGGAGCCAGACAACGAATTCTTTATGGTATTGATCCAGCCATTCAAAGAACTAGAGGATGCGTCAGCTCATCTAGAGAAAATTGGATATTATAACAACTGGAGTCAGGAATATTATGCTGACACCGTACTCAAACGACAATCATATAGGAGGATATATGGCAAGAGGAATGAAAAAACGCTCAAAAAAGAAACCTATGAAAAAAGGAAAGAAAAAGACCAATAAGAAGAAAAAAGGTCTTTTAATAATGATGGGCTAATGGCAAAAAAGAAAGCAATCCCAACGAATAAAGCCTTGTACTCACGTGTC